TCCTGATTGCTTTGTCGTGTCCATCCATGAACTGTACGACAACCATGGCACTAATATCTCTGTTTCATTCATTGTCGAAAAATCACACCACACTGCGTCTGTATGTGACGCCCATCCATAGTCTGTTGAGATTCCTTCCGTCGACCTACGATCATCTTGAGGTATACATGTAAATACAGCTGCTCCATAAACTTGAGGAACTGCTGTGATTTGTACTCGCCAACGAATAGCTTTCCATCGTATAAACCTAAAGCTCGATATCGCTTGTCTGAACACCGCATTTGTGAACTGCGGTATTTCAAACTGCACTATTTGAGGTGACGTTGTTGTAATCTCTGATTTTTCTATCACTGCAAACTCTCTCTGCAGGATTGCTTTTGGGGTTTGATCCTCCCAAGGTGATTTACATATCGTTACTGGAATTCGTGGTATCGCAGCTTTCACTGTCACTTCTTCCTTGTCGAATTGCACTAACCCATTGTTTTCTTCCACTGTCGTAGGAAGCGACGATAATTCATTGTTGCTCGCGACAAAATTTAAAGTATGGAACGGTTTAGCCTTGTCAAACGTACCGACCCCTTATTTCCCTTTTCCATGAGCGCGACCCTACATTCCTTGGGATGAAATCTAGTCCATGCATTCTCACTCTCCAGTTACCCAGAGGCTTGCTCAATTTTACGTCGAGAGTTAGACGGTTTTGCTCAGTTTAAAGTCCAGAGCGGACTGTTTTTGCTCAATTTTAAGTCTAGAGCTAGACTGGTCTGGTTTTAGATCAGTCCTAAAATACCATGAGCCCAACGCTCATGATACTGTTCATACTCCATCGCGTGGTACGCGATAGAATATCGTGCACAGTAGGACTTTATGTGTTGTTTCTCTCTATTGAAAACCTCCTCTCCATAATGGTAAAACTCCATCATGGCTTGCTCTACATTCACTGCTAACTGATCTTCGACTGTCTTGTCTGTTGGTTTTTTGATCCACAACAACATTCCTTCGATACTATCTCTCGCTAATGGTGCGTGCCACAAGTTTCCTGTCTGTTTAAATTTCCTACACAAGAATTCCAAGTCTTCAAACTTTAAAAAATCCTCTGTAATCTCATCTTTTGCTGGCGTTGTGTACTTCATTCCAAAACATGTCCAGATAAAATCAGCCAGTGTCTTCATTGTGAAGTATGGTGCCAGCTTTTCACTCACTGCCCATAAATTATCATCTCCATAAAAAATACACTTGACTTCGTGTAATCGCTCCATTTCTCCTAATCCATGAGTAAAACTCAGATAGAAAAAGAAAGCATTAAATATAACTACATTTACAAAAGAATTCAAAAACCCTGTCAACCACCCTCCTGAGCTATTCATCCAATCTAGCCAATATGCCTCTTTGTTAATTAGCATTACTGGCGCTACTGAACTCATGCACGCATTGTACAAATACCATTGCATCTTTCCTGACCACTGCGAATAATATGTCATTACTCGATATAGTCCATATGCG